CGGTCTTGGGCCATACTTCTCTGAAGCAATAAAGCTCAAAGTGTAAGTACGAGCATCACCAAGTAAAGTTCCCCAATCTTCAGAACCAGTTGTTACATCACAACCAAATTCCTCACCTAATAACCAGAAGTTATCGTTACGATCCCAAACAACCACTCTCCATCTGCCAGTTGCTAAAGTTTCAACATCTTTAGTATCTAACCAAGGAGTTGCTTGTGATTTTGGTTTAAATTTAACTGTCAAGTTAGATTCGTGGAAAGTTGTGCCATTATCTCTTGATGAAGTGATGGTGTCAGTAAAGCTATTCGCACCTTTCAACTCCCAAAAATATCCAGTATCTAAAGTAACACCACCAGATTGAGCGATTTTAGTAACCGCACCTGAAGCGTCAACTGTGATAACATCACTCCAAACGAATGGAATTAAAAACATACCTTGGATCCCACCAAGATATTCTTTACATGGCTCTAAACGAGCGTCTATTGTATTACAAGGCATTTTATTATTATTTTTTTTTATAAAAAAGGGCGGGTTTTGGCCCACCCCTTATTGTTAATGTTTCAGTTAATTATTACGGAGTTACATTGATAACAACTTGTTGAGCTGGGTTAGTTGCAATGATACCGCCCGTGAAACGCATTATGGTGCGGACATTCTGAGATCCGTCGATTTTAGATAAATCTATGACAGACACTTCGTTAAAGTCGCTCAATAAACCAGTACCAAAGTGTAAATCAGATTTCATACCTAAAATACAGTCGTTATCAGATAAACCAGGACACATTGTTACTGGAATACCTTGGAAGTTCATTGGCTTTTCACCAACATAGAATTGGAAGTTGTAGTTACCAGCAGATAAAGCAGCTTGGTAAGCCTTCATTGTAGATGGGCCAACATAGTATTGGTAACCTTCTTTACCGTACAATGCAGCTGGAGAGTAATCCAAAGCTTCTTGCAAACGAGCAACAACGTTACCTGAAGTTGTAGCACCAGCGAATGGGCGAACGATAGCAGAGTTGTCAATCAAGTATTGAACCATACCACCAGTGTAGAAAGTGTTAGATTTCCAGATACCTAATTCAACGGCTTGAGCAACCTCAGCAGCAACTTGAGCTAATAAAAATTGCTCGAATGTAGCTGGTAATTTTTCAAATGCAGAGTAACCAGCTTGTGCAGCTTCCCAAGTTGTTCTCAAGTTGTTCTTACACAAAGTTAAGTTTACTTGTTTTTCAACTGTGGTCAATACATATTCTCCCAAAGTGATTGAAGAGCTATCTGTGTAATCACAAGTTGCGTTGTCTACGCTGATTGATTGTTGCCAGTTACGAATAACTTGCTTGTAAGCAACATTAGGGTGCAAAGTGATTAATTCTTTTGCAAGAGTTTCACCACTCAAAAGGGCGGCAGCGATATATTCGTTACCGAACTGACCAGCATAAGTATTTGGAGATACTGTAGGGCCAGAAAGTTTGATGTTTTTTAAATCTTTCATTTTATTTGTTTTTTTATTTGAATAATTGGTTAAATACTCGGTCAGTAACGGTTTCGTTTCTTTTCTCACCGATTTTAAATTTGATTGAATTTACTGGATTTGCCTCTGGAGAGTGGAATGATCTTGGAGCTTCCTCAGATGCTAAACGAGATACTAACTCGTCACGCTCTTCAGTTACACTTGACAATTTCATTTTAAGAGCATTTAACTCTTCTCTGATTTCAGAAATTTCAGCAGAAAACTCACTTACTTTAGTTGTAGTTTCAGTTAACTTTTTAGGCTTTGCCATTTCCTCAACGATTTGTTCTTTCATTGGTTCATCTTGCATTACTTCCTCAATGATTGGCTCTTCCATTACTTCCTCTTCTTTAGTGGAAATTTCCACGATGTAACCTTTGTCGTCAACTTTTACAATAGTGCCATCTTCCATAGCGTATTCACCTTGTGGAGCTGGGATTTTGCCATCTTCAGTAACTACGAAAATAGCACTTCCAACTTCAAAAGATTCAGCGTCAAATGTAGCTTGACCATCCATTGTTTTCATTGATGCAAGGTTAACTTCAACGGCTGGAGCTTCGGCTTTAATGCCTAAAGCAACCATCACTCTGTTTAATGTTTCGTTTGCGTTCATATTTATAAAACTTATTATTTTGTGTTGTTACAATTTTGCCATTCAGTCAAGATGCTTATTACCTCTTGCAATTTGGCCTCTTCATCGGTTAACTCTTTAGTGAACTTTTGTCCTTTATCTACAAAATAACCCTCAATGCTAAAGCCCTGAACAAGTCCAGTTTTTACATAATCATTCCATACCTCTTCATTCTCGACTTTCATAGCAACCATCCAAGTCCCGATTGGATCAGTCATTCCATACAAAGCAGACTTGTCCTTCTCCATATCTTCCTTAACCCAAGATTCAACCAGGCATAAACCTTGAATTTTAACGGCGTGTTCTAAAGTCGCTTGACCTTGATTACCTCTTTGCAAGTAAAGTTCACTTGCCTTCTTTACAGTTGCCCTTGAAAAATAGCAATAAAATTCCATCCCATCTTGATTGCGATAGATTGGTTTGTTTGGTATTAATGCTGGGCCTAATAAGATTCTTTTTTCAGCATCAACAGTGGCAAATTTTACCTTATGGTTATTAAGTGCCACGAAGTTAGATTCAATGGCTGGTGATTTTACGATACTGATTGCATCGATACCACTTGCCATTTGATCCTCATCAAGTAATAACTCCAGAATCTGCATTATTTTATACGACTATAAAGTTTAGTACAAACTGCAAGTTTTTCTTGCAACATCTTTTTGCCTTTAGTGATTCTATCCATTAAAGGAGTATCACCGATTTGCTTTGATAGTTTATCCATCAATTCAAACTCTGGAATCATATTGTTTAATGAATCCATATTGCCCTTGATTTTATTTTGCACTTCATTTAATTTAGCTTCCAACTGTGGCATTTGCATCGCCAAGTCGTTTATAGATGTTTCGATTGCATCTATTTTACCCAAATCAATTTTAAAACCTTTCTTTTGCATATATATAAAATTGTTTAGCCCCCTAATGTTGCATTTTGGCTTATGCGTCTGTCAAGACTTTGTCTGCTTGTTACATCGTTACCCACGACATACGCTTTTTGAGGGCCACCAACCGCACCTTGTAAGCTTCTTGCCATCTGTGTTGAGGAATCAACTTGCCCTCCAACAACGCCTATTGATGGGCCACCAGTTCCACCACTTACTCCTCCAGTTTCAACCCCCATTTTACTCGCTTGTTCTGATATCTTTTTTATGTTAGCGATACCAGTTGCAATAACCGAAGCCATTAATAAAAAATTCATTGGCGGTGGAGCTGATGCCAAGGCCTTATTCGCTGCGACATATGTATCAATAACCGCTTGACCAATAGCTAAAACTGTTGCACCTTTAGAGTTTTCTTTTAGTAAACCTTGAATAGCTCCCAATACTTGTTTTGTAGCGTCAAGTTTACTTTGAATTTGAGCTTGTTCTGCGTCTTGTAAAGCTTTAGTCTCTTCTTGTTGCTTTTTAGTTAAATCTAACTTTTGTTGAGCAATTGTTTTTTCAATGTCTAAAGTATCGAGGCCATTTTTTACTCTGCTATTATAGATTTCTTGATTCTTGGCAAGTTCTAAATCAAGTAAAGTTTGTTGCAATACTTTCTCATCTTCAATAGTTTGCATTGCCACAAGTTTTTTACGCTCGTATTGATCAGCAATGGTCTTCTCTTCCTGAGCATATTGCTCTTTTAATTGTGCGTCTTTAGCTTGTTTTGCCTTTTCAGCTTCCTCTTGTGCTTTCTTATCAGCATCCGCATTTATTTTAGCGACATTATTCTGATATTGTTTATTGATTAACTCTAATGCCTTGGCTTTTTCTTTTGCATTCATTGTTGAACGCTGAATATCAAGTTTGGCGTTTTCATTGTCAATCTCGGCTTGTTTTAAAGCCTTCTCCCTTTCGGTCTGGATTGAATCAACGGCAAGTTTCTGTTCTAAAGCTCTAATTTTATCAGCTGATTCTTGCCTTTGTTTATTATAATCTTCAATTCTTTTCTTCCTATCCTCTGCTTGTTTCTTTTCTTCCTCGGCTTTAGCTTTTTTAGCGTCAGCATCTTCCTTTTCAATCTTTTGGTTTTCTTTAGCAAATTCTTTTCTCTTATTTGCAAGATTGGTTTCGGTGTTTAGGATTTGTATTTCAGCTTCTTGTAGTTGCTTTTTACGGTCTTTTGATTCCCCATTTAAAGCAATTTCCTTTCTGATATTTTCGGCTTTCTTTTTAGCGTTCTTTAGCTCTTCAGCAGCCAAACTTGTCTCGGCATCGGAAATCTTTTTAAGTGCTGCCTTCCTTTCATCAAGCGTTTTATTAGTATCATTTAAAATTTCTTTAGCTTCGGCTAAATCTTTATTCTGTTTTGCTCTTTTAAGTGCCAGGGATTCTTCAGCGTCCTCAACTTCCTTAATGCTATCCGCCAAGTCCGAAGCCTGGTCACCAGTTACGCCAAACCATCCAGCAACGGCCTCTAATACTCCAATAAATTTATCAGCTAAAAATATAGCAAAGTCTTGAACAACCTTTACAACTGGACTTATAATGCCTTTAAATATTGCAGTAATTTTGGCAAGTTTGCCCATACCTTCATCAGTTGACTGCAAAGCCTCATAAAGCGTTTTTAATGCAATAGCAATACCAGATATAACTAAAACAATTGGGTTTTTAATTAATTGTAAGAATTGTTTACCTAATCCAGATACGGCATTTGCAGCATTACCAACTGGCCCTGGTAAACTACCAAAGCTTTTGCCTATATTGTCAAGCTTCTCATCGAAACCGTCAAGGTCTAACCCAAACTTAATTTTCTTAGCCATAATCTTATTATCCCTCTTTTAATTTTAAATTTTACTTTGTCTTTTCTGGTCTTTAACTTATATTTACCTTTGGCAATTTCTACATTCTCAGATACTCCAACCCATTCGTTTGATTGGGACAGTTTTATTATTTCGTTTATCATATTATTCGCTCGATTGTAAATGATGTCCTTTCAATGTCTATGTTTTTAGTCGATCCGTCAAGAGTATAAGCTCTTAACTTAACAACTTGGTTTTCGCCTATTGTCGCACTTGCGATAAGATTTATGGACAAAATTGTATTGGCGTGTGTTTCTTGATAGGCCTCTGTTTGTACGCCATCAATATTAACTTCATAGCCAACTTTAGCCGATGAACCGTTATTGATTACCATATTGACATTGATTCTATACTGCCCAGATGTGTTTATTGTTACCTGGCTATTGGCTAAATCATAAGTATAAAATCTTTGATCACCGTCAAACCCGACATCAGTCAATGTTATAACTTGTGGCGTTGGGTTAACTGTTATTGGTAAGTTGCTATAATTCCACATCGTTACCTTATTAAGTGAAACCAAAGGAAGTATATTATCCATAATTGGAGTAATCATTGATTGAGCTGATATGTTGAATGTTTCAATATCAACTGCATCCGTAGTATAAATACCTCCGCCTTCAATCGCATTGGCTAAAGCTTTACGAATAGGATTCCCATCTATAAAGGTCTTGCCATTATCCGTTGCGACCACTGTATTAAATGTAGGTTTTTTGCCAGTTGTTGAAGTAACTTGTAAATAGTTTACATTCGGATAAGTGATCAACTCAATGACGGCCTTTTGGCTTAACAAATCGTATTGGATTTTTTGAATCTTATAATAGTTTCCACTTATAGCCACATTATCATTCAGCTTCATATTAAGCCAAACGCCAACTGGTAATACCGCATTAACCACAACGATTCGGCTTCTTGATGAATAAAGCCTTGACAAATATTTATTCCAGTATAACCAATACATAGAATTGATTGGCATATTGCCTTTAAGTGGTGCTTCAAGCCCAAATGCAGTTGAATAAGCTCCAGATGTATAATTGCTAAAAGGAGATGATGGCGGATATTGAGTGATTAAAGAAGTCCCTACATAGAAACTATTTGCAACTGTTTTCAGATTTGTGTTTCGCCCATTATAGAATAGAATCAACTTTTGGTCAACCCCTTGAGATTCTGAATTGATTATAAACGGCATTTCAATGTCCGTATTGCTGATCATATTCCCTGAAGTGTCAACCTCTTGGATCAATGTTATTGGGTTCACCTGGAAAACCGTTTCAAACTCGATTGGCTCGTCGCTGAAGTCAACATCAGGCCTAAAGGTAACATCCCCAAAGTTTCGTTTATAGGTTGTTTTAAAGAATGTCTGTGGTAAAGCTTCGCCCTCTTTGTGCTTCATTGTAATTGATGATGGCACATTCATCTTTCTATGAGTTAGATTCTTAAAATCTATAAACTCAGTGTACTCGACATTTTGTCCTAAAGCATACCAATCTTCAATGTTATGCAATTCAAAACCATCAATAGTATTTGACGGCACAAGCACCGCATTAAACATTTGAAGAACAGAATTGAAAAACTCTGAAACTTTAATCTCTGGCATCACTCGTGCCATATCAACAAGCACTTGGCTTGTAGGCGGAGACAATAAACAAGCAATGCTACCATCAACCACCGCATCAACTGGTGTATTGTAAATAAATTGAACCACATCTCCTTTGCTTAATCTTAAAAAATTGCAAAATTGCTGACCACTGCTAACCCATTGAGCTGCCGTTTTGTTTTGATAAAAGCCTTTTGTTTTGCCATTAACAGTTACTTTAACGCCAAGCGTTGGTGTAAATGTAGGGGCAACTAATGGAGTGTAATTTGTAATTGTTAACCCAAAAGTATATTGACCAGTTTCAGGGCAAGTATAAGTGTATGTTGTATTATTCCAAGCCCCACTTGTATTACCAGTTACAACTGTATTTCCAACTGGCAAAGCAAACCAAGTATTTAAAGTGCTTGTTGGTTTAAAAATACTTTGCGGAGCTGAATCATTAGCCTCAAAGTTACCATAATTATTGCCGTTGATACGATCAAAATAACTTCCAGGGGCTTCTTGTGGTGTTACATAAAGATATTCAAACTCTGGTCTTGATAATAATGTACCCCCTAAACTAAAATTTTCAGCCGTAAAGATATTTTCAATCATATCTTTAAGCAAAATTGATGGCCTTAAGCCTTTATAGTTGATTGTATTTTGTACGCCTATGTCATAAGATACCCCACCACTCTTTTTGCAATAACGATATCCGTATCCGTAGTCTTTTAAATCCCAAATAATCGCACCGCCTAAAATACCACCAGTCCAAGACGAAACGACTAAAGCATTGCTGATCGTATGTAAGTAATTTGACCAATCAATTTCGGGCAATGTCTTCTCACCCCAATTGACTAAAAGCTTCTTGGTTGTGCCATAGAAAACTATATTATAAGAGCTTGGAAGTCCGTCAATGAATTTAACCTCGAGCAATTCAATTTCACCAGTAAAGACTGGCAAGCCGTGTATGTAAATTTCACCACTTAAGGCAAAGTTCTGATTCCAGCTTTGCAAAAGGACATTCTCGTCAAAATAGTTTTGAAATATCTTATTGTTTGATTCTGTAGCTGGTATGGTAAAGTTCTGTGAGAAGTCAGTAAAGACAGTATCAATCTTTGAATAGTCTTTTATCTGTCTGTTCAGCTCGATTGATTCATCTTGAAACAAGTCAACCAGTTTGCCATCTATAATAAGCGAAAAATATATCATCGAACAATGCTATTGATTAGTGGTTGAGCGTATTCAAAATTGAATGTGTACATTATAAGCTTATCGTTTTTAGCCGTCTTTTTATCAAAGGCAGAATCCACGATCTGACAAGCATAGGTTTTAGCATTGTAATAAACAAATACTGCCGAGCTTAAAAGCAACTGTTGGAAATAATCGACATAAGATTCGGGAATCCAGTTAGTATTTGCAAGTTGCTTGTATACACCTTGAATATTATAAGGTGTTTTGATCCCAACGCCATAAGTCCAGGCCTCCGCCATATTAGTTTGAGCATATATGCCTTTGTAATATTCCTCTTTAGTTGTAGTCATTGCAACCTTACTAACCGCATTAAATGAATACCCCTCAATAACGCCATACCTATTTTTGAATAGTATAGTTGTCGTGCCGTATTTATTAGGACAATCAAACTTGACGCTTATGGTTTCCGATCCAGTTGAGTAATTGAATACGATATTGATATCATTACCCCAAGTCCCCCCAGCCGTTATGAGTTGTTTTAGCTCAACCGCTTGGATGTAAGTGCTTGAATTGGTAACCGCAGTCGGAGTGATGGTGCTTGTGCCACAAACAATGCTTGTTATTTTAGTCGCATCATACCAGATATAATCGTATTGCGTTTCTGTGGTAAGGTATACTGTTGTTCTGTCAGTTAAAACTCGTTTAGTGGTCGCCTGGTTAAACCCTTCAAGTGTATATTCGTATCCTTTAGTGGCTAAAATGACATTGCTTGTTACTGGAGACGATGAACCACCGCCCCAAAATCCGTTTACCTTAACCGCACAATAAACTGCACCGCTTCCAATAGTTGATGTGGATGCTCCAATGGTTAAAAAATTGTCGCTTATATATTGAGTAACAATTTTAGAAATATCAATCCAACTTCGATTACCAGCGTATGTATCTGGAAGCCTATTGATTTCCGCTATCGGTGAAGCTGGTATGGTAGTCGTGCCACTCCACACATAGATTTTGTATTGATAAACAAAATTAGGTTGAGCGTAGTCGGTGTCATACGCTTGATATAGCATTGATGACAATGCTCCTTTTATGCTTGTAGGTTGTACGGTTAAGCTTATAGCCATTTTATAATATTTTATTTAAATTATCTGCAACATCTTGCTCAATTGCCTCTTTTAATTTATTGGCAAATCTATCCTCTGTTATGTCAACACTCATATCAATAAATGGATAAGCTTCAATACCAAAAAATTTGATTTTTCGATTCATACAAAAAGCCATTGCCTTCCTATTGTTTTTTGTGTTCTTTAAAAATTCACCGCTCTTTGTATTTCTTGGCTTTAGTCTTTTTTGGCCAATCCATTTGTCCATCTGATCAACTGGTATGCCCTTGCCTGGCTTTCTGCCGTCATTAATATAATTACCATAGTCGGCCATCTCAACAAAATACTTTCCTTGCACATATACTGGCTTGATGCTATTTACTAATTGACCAGATGCGGTATGGTTAGCTCTGATTGATTTTATACTAATATTTTTAGGTCTCCCATTTTGCCATTCAGCTCTATAAGTTTTTCTTAACACTTTAGCCCCCAAATTGATTTTCATTTGGTTAGCCTGGAATGTTACAATTTCCCTTAAAACTTTATTGGTATTAACAGTATCCATCAGTTACAATTGGGTTTGCCACATCTATATTTAATGTGATTGTATATCCAGCTATTACATCATCGTATGTCTCCTCAAACGCAGTTAATTGAATAGGCTTTTGAATCTCCAGAGCATTGTAGTAAAGCTCTTCATATTTGCGACAAGCAATTGCGAAGTCAACATATAACTGTTGAAGCACCATTGCGTAGTTATTATTCTCTGTGTATCCAATCTCTGAATAAAGCGTCTCTTGGTTTAAGCCTTGATTTTCGGTTGTGATAGTATTTACACGATCAGCAATCATTATGTTCACCTGGACGGTTGCCATAACCTCATCAAGACTTACTTGGCTTACATTAGTATGCATATAAGGATAAACCAACATTGAACGCATATTCATTTCGGTAATATTACCGTGGGAATATCTTGCACCCATTTCGTTTGCCACATCCTTACAAAACGCTAAAGCCGTGCCAATATGATTTTTATCTTTTTGCATTTGTTTTATTTAATTCTGATTTTTGAACTTCTTGAAGATCGAGTACATAACTTTGCCACAATAGTGTCTTGTGTATAGGGAGGCATACCACAGCATCAGTTTTGAGTATGTCTCCGTTAGTAAGTCCGTAAACAAAGCCGTACCATCCCCATTTTTTACTGAACGCTGAAACTCCCGCATTTGCGAGTCCTTCGGATTCTCCTCCGCTAAAGACTTCAGAATATAGCTCACTAAGTCGCTTCCTAAATTGCAAAAAAAAAGCATCGCACCTTTTACATATGCCATTGGAATTTCTTGAAAATCCTCGTTTATTTTGCCATTGTAAGCTTCAATTGTATAATGTTTGCCATCATCTTGTTTGATTGGCCTATACAAAACCGACATTATCTTGTATAGATTGTCCCTTTCTTTTTGGTAATTGTCTATGTCAATAAATTCAGCCGTTGTTATCTCATCAAGATTTGGAATAAATCCGTATTTAATCCCATTAAGCTCAAATGTCCTTATCAAACCAGGATCATCTGTTAAAGCTTCTTTAATATTATTTAGGATTTCCTCAAGTGTCTTATAAGGAATCTTTTTTATTTCGTGCGTGTTAATCTCGCAGAAAATGGAAATGGTTTGTATTGCTCTATCAAAGTCGCTCAATGTCTCTGGGAGCTTTTCAAACTCCAAGTATTGATGCAACTTAATATCCTTTAAACTTGTTGGTACAATTAGGCTTCTCTCCATATGGGAATAAAACCCAAAAAAGCCGATTTGTTACGAAAAAAGGGGCTTTAATGCCCCCTTAAAAGATTGAATGGTCGCCGAAACTATCCGTATCGACATACTTATTGAATAGGTCAACTATTTTATTGTGGGCATCAATTATAACCCTTTGGGCGTTGCCAGTGCCGTAGTAAATATCCTCTTTTAATGTCTCAAGGATATATACGGCCTCTTCTCTGATTTTCTCGTCGCAGTCATTGAAATGGCTTTCAACAAAGTCCTCAAGTTCATAAAGGTCGTGTGATGGGCAATTGTCTTCGTTTAGTTTCATATCTTATTTATTTCTTTTTTTACTTGTTGCCAGTATTTAATTCTATCAAGGGAAGTGTCCCCATTGTTATGCTCAAATGTATCCCATAGCATTTCTTCGACAAATATCAAAGCACATTCTCTGGCATTCCCAATCTGTTGAGTTTCAGAAATGGCCTCAACATAATAGATGTACTTGTCAAATAATTGTTTTGCCTTTTCTTTAGGTGTCATAGTCTTTCAATTATAGCGATTAAAGTGCCAAGTGCTAATGCCGTAATCATAATGGCATTAAATAGGTGAAGTGCGATGTTTTTAATTATGTTTTTCATATTTGATGGAGCAAAGATACACTTATATTTTATATTTACAAAACAAATATACAAATATTTTTATCTGATTGAATATTTGCCATAATTAGGTCGGTTAAATGAATTGAATATAGCATACCTAGAAGCATCAATACCGTGGTTAAAAGCATCCACTGGCCTATTGGTAGCCTTGCCGTCTTTGTCCTGAATATACTTGTAGTTTCTGAACTCCTTAATTAAATTAGTTGATCGTGTGGTAATATGTATTTTGTAACGCCTCATCATATCAATTCCAATATTTATACTATCTGGGCCTTTAGCCGTTGGTTTTACATTAAATCCATATGAATGAATCTCATTGATGGACTTCGGTTCGCTTGAATCAGCAAATATATTTACTCGCCTATCTATGTTTAGCGACCTCATAACATCTACAATATCCTTGTTTGTCATTCCGTTCTGATAAATATGCTCATCAAGGTATATCTTATCGTCATAAAGATAAACAGAAACCAAGGCCGTAGGATCTTGGGTATATCCAAAGTCTAAACCATAAGCAATGAATCGAGCTTCTTGTGGTATATTGCCAATCTCCTCGTAATTAAATACCAATAGTTTTGATTGAGCTTTTTGTCCAAGTCCATAGATTCTCCAATATGTCTCGTCAACTTCCTTTAACCGTTCAATCTCTGCCACCAGGTTAGCATCAAGGAATGGATTGTCTTTATATGTGGTTACAAAAAACTCCGCATCAGGTCTTGGGATGATATTATCATAAAGCCAGTGATACTCTTCGGATGGATTAAAGTCAATTATTACCTTGTCCGTTGTTCTTATATTTAATTGGAAGAAATCTTCCCATTTAAGCTCATTGCCCTCATTGACAAACAATAAGTGCCTTTTGCGACCTCTAATCTTTTGTGGTTCATCCAAGCTTACAAACTCAACCACATTGGAATTAAGATGATATTCATTAACAGACTTGTAGTGATCCTCTTCGTTATATAAATCATATTTGCGGAGTAACTCAAAAAAGTCCCTCATCACTGATCCACGAAGTGCTGGGCCGTGTTTCCTTACTATTGAAATTATTTTGTTTTGATTGGATAAGCAATACTTGAATATAATCCAAATAAGGATATTGTAAGTCTTACCAGACCTTGTGCCTCCTTGCTCAATGGTAAATCTTTTAGCGCTTTTCTCAAGGTGCGAGAAAACACAATTACTCTTCAAGTTTATTGATAACTTCAATATTAATATCTAATGCTTTGCCATTCATTCCCGTAATCTCCTTGCGTTCAATATATCCTCTGTCCTTACCCTTTGTTTTGAGCATAAAGATAATAGCCGTTGGATTGCCATCTCTGATAAGCTCATATAGTTTTGATTCAGTAAAATCTAAAACAAGGTTTTGAATCTCTTGAACTTTATCTGCAAACTCTGGATCATCACGCATCCATTTATATGGAGTTGTTCTATCCATATTCAACTTTTTAGTTGCTTGACTTATTATTCCAAGGTGCTTCTCTAAAACTTCAAGAAAGGCTTCCTTTTTAGATTGTAGATTTTGTTGAATATTCATTTTAGCTTTATGGTTACTTCAATCCAATAAATAAGGAATGACAAGTTGATTATAACCTCATTTTCCTCATAGTCTAATATAAGAGACGGCCATATATAAATACAAGTATACCACTTGCCTGATTTAATCTTCATAAGTTTCTTTGTAGTATTGTTCAAATCCTTTTCCTCCTTCTTCCATTGATTCTTGTCCAGCTTTGAATATTCTAAACGCTTCAAACTTTTCAATTTTAATTTTAATAGGTGTAAGTTTAGCCATACACAAATCACGATTTAATATACTTGTATGGAATGTATTCATCATTTTAATAACATCTTCGTGTGTATATATGACATTAGATTTATCGGAATTTCCGATTTTTCTTTCAATTTTTGTTTTCATTTGTTGTTTTTTCATAACTCTTTTATTTTTTGTTCATACCATTGCGCTTTCTTTAAATCTTGGTCAATAGGTTGGTTTGGTTTATTGCCTAAACGCATACGATATTTAAAAGCACACATTTGACAGTGCAATTTAAAAGCTTCTTTCCCCCATATATCAACCATCATTTCCCAGACTTCCTTGTTTAGTGTTTTATAGTGGTTTGGGTTAATGTAGTCATATACCTCGCCTTGTTCTCCGTTTTGATGTAATTCAGCCATTCTGAAAATTTGATTGGGTTAATGTTGCGCTCTTGTAAATAGTCAAGCGTTTGTGTAGTTAGTGGAGTTAATTTTTTCATATTGATTTCTTTTTGACCTTCATATTATCTAATAGTGCAAAATTTATATTGGGCGTCCTTGCAAGATCATCATTTTGATCAATTCCAACCCCAATAGGAACCGCCTCTTTTGACGGGTATACTTTTACACTTTTTAAATTGTATTTTTCTATTAATTCATCCTGGCGGCCACCATAACTTGCAGTTAATACAAGATTTTTAGGGATTTCATTTATTCTATTAATCCAATAACCAATAGACTTTGTATAGGCCCAAAATTCAATACCTGGATTTTCTTTTGCTATATCAATCCATAGGTCAAAATATGCTTGGTTAAAAAAATCTCCAGCAGCGTGTATCCTTACGGCTTTACAGTCTTTTGGCAAATCTGGTTTTATATTATTTTTAACAAGTTCAAAGTTTTTCCATCTGTGCTCCCTAACCGCTGGGAACCTTTCTGGACTTGCGGCGTAACATCTATACTGCCCTTTTTTAATATCAAATTTGCCAGTCAATCGATCAACAGACACTTTACATTCTAGAGCAAACGGGCAAGTTGTACCAGTGGGCAAATTCCATTCATATACCGTATCTCGGTAATATTTTTTATTTTTTATAAATTTTCCTTTCATATCAGTGCAAATATAGTATTTTAATTTTACAATTTCAAATTTTACCTATATCCATTCGTAGCTTGTGTATTTTTTTTAGGTCTTCTTTGCAATCTGTAATATCACCGTACTCAATATGACAAGGTCTGCATAATGCCATCAGATTAAATATATTATCCTTTGATGTTCTTCCGCCCATTCCTCTTGCCTCGATGTGATGGATGTCAGTTGCTCTGGCCTCACAGACTTCGCAAGGTATAAAGTCGCTTGTGTCATAGCCAAAATAGTCCATATAAATTTTTGTGTGGTTTCTCATTTTTTATTTATATTTGCATCATTCTTATGCGGGGTTAGTGTAGTGGTAACACGCTCAGCCTCCAGTTGAGAATCGGCGTTCGATTCGACCACCCCGCTCAACTTTTTTGGGTAAGGTTTGTGTTTTAACTTATATTCCATAGTTAACTTTTTATCTAATGGATACACATATTTTCTTTTGCCTGCCAACTTTCTTTTAATATTTCCTTTTCCATGCCTTGAATGAACCCATTTACCATTACAAAAATACTCATTACCACTTGATTGAGATTCTCCCAAATAAATCCAATTGGTAGCCTGGTATATTGTTCCATAATGGTCTTGTCCTTTATCTGAGTACGAAATTAACATTTTAACCGATGGACAATCTTTTTTTATTAACCTCATAGAAATTCCCAAGGCCTTTGATGTTATCTTTTGTTTTGAGTTTAATGCAACCCGTCTTAATTCTAATATCTCACCGTTTCTTAAATTCAATTGTTTACCAATTGTTGGCGTTGCTGGATACCCATATACAATTACACCACAAAATTCACCATCATCATTGAATACCGCATAAGACATATTTGCCCCCGTTGGAATCCTTTTTGCATAATGAAAATTCAAACACGCAAATTTAACCGCCTTGTATGATGCCTTTTCTAATCTCATATTTCACCCGCGGAAACTGAAAAAAATGCCTTTGGGTATTTTCTGTCAATCAATTCTTGTATATCAATTTCAGCCTTTTGCAATTGTTCTGGACTTTCAAATGTAATTTTTAATGTCGCAGGTTTATTTTTGGGTTCATCAATTAAATCATCAATTTCAAGTTCTTCTTGAGTTGTAAAGTCTGTCGGTAAATCCATACCCCAATCCTCAAGCAAAGGTAAATCCCATTCGTTTGCAATCATATCCCAGTCCCATTCTCCATACCCAAGGTTGTCTTTAATTAAAAATTCCTTTTGCTGATCCTCGCTTAACTCATCGGCTATAATGATAGGCACTTCTTTGTATTTCAATTCCTTTAATGCCTTTAGTCTCATATTACCCCCAAGGACAACCATATCCGAATTAACCACAATAGGCCTATACTCAAGCATCTGTGGTAAATCCTGGATTGATTTTAAAAGCTTTTGATACTTATCCTTGTTTAGTTTACGAGGATTGTTTGGGTTCTCTTTGATTTCCTTGATCGGAATAAGTTTGATTTTTGATTTCATTATAATAATTTTTTAAAAGTTCTGCCTCTTCTCTATTTGGGAATGCTCCAACTATAATACCATCGTGCCAGACTCTGTAAATCTTTTTAGCATCTGGAGTATAATCGAATAAATAGCTTATGCTAATTGACGCCATATTCTTTATAAATGATTAATAAGTCATTGATCATATCTTGCCAGGCTTTAGGATTGCAAGTGCAAGGTCTATAAAATTTCCTTGAGTGAAATACTCTATTCCAAATAGTAGCAATTTCGTCGCCTTCTTGTTTAGTCAAGGTTGTATTGTTTACCTTTTGAAACTCGGTTAAATAGTTAAACTCGTTTTCTGTCAAGCACAATGGTTGCTTGTAACGGAATAACTTATTAAGCTTCTCTTTACGCTCTTCGCATCCGCAGTCTTCTCCAGCAATGAACTTGACTAATTTATCAATCCCAGTCGCTTTGGTTACCTTCGCAATCGTGTCCCCCAAACCTAATGATGGTTGTTCTTGTGTTTCTTGACTCTCGATATGCTCGATAATCGTTTTTTGTTTGTTTTTTAAGTTTTTCTTTTGCATTTTTTATTGTGTTAAATATTGAATGTACTCCAATCCCAGTGCTTTTGGCAATGTCTCTTAAACTACAACCATTTACAAAGTACAATTCAAGAAGCATTTGCTCATATTCACCGAAGCCCTGGATGATTCGTTTAAGTTTATGTATTAATACCTGATATTTTTGCTCTTGGTCATCAACTGGCTCAAGCTCATATTCAAAATTGGTAAAATCCGCACCGTATTCCTTGCGTTTGTGGAAGTCGTAATATAGATTCTGAATCACTTTAAACACATAAACAGTATTAATGCCTCCAGAATAATTGATTAACTTATCTAAATTCCCCTCTTTGATTTGCAGTTCGCCTATTTTTAAGTACATCTGTTGCACAATTTCCTTTGCCGTCGCTGAATCCGCCCCTAAATAGTTCGCTATTTTAAGCCATTCTTTGTGCTTATTGGCAAAGTCTTGAAGCGTTAACATAGGTATTCTTTTATTTTGGCCTCAAAGTCTTCAAATGAATAACAAACAATATATTTGAATCCGCTATCCTCGACATCCTTTTGCCATTCCTTTTGAGTATCTGTTTGTTTATTAGGCTTGATTTTCATCTCGATGCACAAACCGTGGTAGTTTTCTGTTGGTTTTAGCAAGACAAGGTCAGCCACTCCAGACAAAACACCCTCGGCTTTTAATAGTTTAGCCGTTATAAGTGAGCGTTTGCCACCATTAGGCACTGCAAATAACAGTCTTGCAAGTTTAGGATAGTTAAACCTAAACCATTTGACGCACATTATCTGCAATTTGCTTTCCTCGTGTTTCATAAACTTGCCCAAACACAAAGTGCGAGTAACCCAAGCATCCCAAGTATAAAAAATACAATGGCTTGCATTAGTTGGTATTTGTCGTCGTCGTTATACATAGCCCAATTCTTTTTTGCGTTTGTCTTGTGCTGATGTTTGACGATTCATCCAATTAGCACCCCTTAAGTCAGGCCTCATTTGTTGAAGTTGTCGCCTTGCTCGGCTTACTGATTCAAAACTTGGAATGGTTTTGTTCTTCATTGCCTTGAGTAATTCAAGGGCCGTGATGTTTTGGGCATCGTAAAGCTTTAAGATTTGATTGTACAAATAATAGTCGCAATCTCTGGTGTGCTTTTGATACATCAAAATGTCTTCAATTGTCTCATTTATTTTCATATCTGAAACAAATGTACATTTAAAATTTTAAATTTAAAAAGAGTTACTTAAAAAATATTCACAATTTATGTGATTCTGTAGTGTTTAAAGTACATTACTTTAAATTCCTCATAAGATAGCATCGAAATAAACTCCATCCCACCACTATAAATACTTGTGTACTCTAACCCATCGTAGTCAATGTACTTGCCAAATGAATCTATGTGTATGAATAACCTTGGAGCAATATCACATTCAGACATAACATATCCCTCATCTTCATTCTCGAGTTGGGCATCGGTTAGCTGAAATATGTCAAGCTCAAGCATTAGTATATTTCTTTAGTAAAATAGTCAATACGCTTGTTGTGTACTCGGTAGTTTCCGTTTTCTTTAATCTCAATCATTGCAAATCCCTGATTGTGTTTGGTGTTAAACGGATCATAATCAGGGGCGAGTTCGCATAAGCATCCAGTTGAGTATGTGGTTGATAGTTCGTGATTCAATATGCTTTCGGAGTGTTCAGATGTGGTATGGCAATGACCAATAAGCATTGATGACTTAATACGATTGTAAACGCCTCTCGCTGGGTTAACTGGACTAAAGAATCCCTTTACTATCATATGGCCGTGCGTCATAGGTAATTTGCCAGCCATCAAGATTACATTTTGATCGTGCCAAATGATATTCTTTTCTCTTAATTTAAGTCTTGAAGATAGTGTGTAATATTCATCGTGAAACAATGCTGGTGCTTTTTTCATCAAGTAACGCTTATACCAGTTGTCGTGGTTGCCTTCGATCCAATGTATCGGGCATTTGAAACGGTCATTAAGCATATCCAAAAAATCAGAAACCATTTCAAACCATTGACGGATTTCTGAATACAATGGTGGCGGAGCATCGTGGCTTGTGAATGGCTCGTTGTCTAAAATATCACCCCCTAAAACTATGCAGTCAATCTTATTATCTAACCCAAATTGCAATGCACTTGTTAAAGCTTCATTGTCTTGGTTAGGGAAGTGTATATCACTTAACCAAAGCACTCTTGTGGCCCCTTCAATCTTTACAAATTTTCTGACATTGGCCCTTGATTCTGGCAAACCAAATGGGTTTTCTCTTGATTGAATCCTTTCTGTTTTGATTGGATTTTTAAGCTTTGACCATCTACCTGAATGTTGGCTTAAAATTGTTCTGGCTGCACTATAATTAGTGAATAGTGTTGGATAATGCTCCATAAGTAACTGTGCAAGTGTACGAATGGATGATTGAGGATATTTAGCAAGGTATTCCCTTACTATTAATCCTTTTTTGCTGATTTGCCCCATTAAACATAGAACGCATCTTTACGATTTTGTTACTCATATGCTCCAGTCGTTGTGTTTCTTGTCTCTTCCGATTTCTGTACTTCAGTATGCGTCAAGCCTTCAAAACTGAATCCCAAACTTTTAATAACTTCAACTTGTAAAACCTTTACTGGTTCTTTAAAATAGCGTTTACGATGGAAATACCCATCGGTGTGCTTATACACGACATCTTTAACCCACTTTGGCCCTTTGTCCGTTTGCACTAATAAATTAGCTCTGAATATTTCTGTTGGCATAGCAAGTTCTATAATGAAGACAAACACAAGCAAACATTCTCCAGTTGATATTTGGCAAGGAGAAGTTGTTAATGAATGTCATAAATGGGTTATTTTTCGTTTGGTCTCTTTTGTATTTATCTTCCAAAGCCAGTTTCAATTCGCTGATCATAATTTCAAGTACAAACTCTGGATATTGCATATCGTCGAATGTGCGAATGAACTCGTATTTAGAGCTAAAAAACATTGGGAACGAATCAAACTTTTTAGTCTCTTCGTACTCATACCAAACCTTCCTCATATCTTCATACCCCTGGCGTTCCTCCTCTGGAGTAAGCTTAACAAAGTTTTCAGTCTTTTTAACTTGTGGCTTTTGGATGTCAATTTCACCGAGCAACCCACTATTGATTGCCTTATAGATAACTGTGGCTACAAATTGAGCGTTTAGTCGCTCTGGCTTCTTTACATCAATTATGCCCATAATCCATTTGTCCATTGAATCCTTAATGACATTAATATTGTATTTGCCATAGTTTTGTTTGATAAATTCAACAATCTCCGCTGGATATTTCGGGATGTCAAGGTCGGCTAACATACATACATTCTCGAGTATCTTGCCTAATTCTTTATTTTGTGCGTCTTTAATGTACATATTATTCCCAGATTATTTCTTTATATTCTTGTTTAGGCTTAATCTCATCGTCCCATCTTTCTTGGTTTAAATAAGTCATTGGATGCGGATGAGAATAAGTTTCAAATGGTTTGTATTTTGCAAATGTAAAAATTGTTTCTTTAATTTTTTGTCTTTTCTCTTCGGAAAGATTTTTATATTTATCCTTACATTTTTCTTTAGCAACTTTATTTGGATAAGCTTCCCAAAATTCGTCAAAACTAAATATAGTTTCTTTATCTTTATCTTGTTCTTTATCCATATCCTTATCTTTATCTTTATCCTTAGCACCTTGTAAGGGGCTTATAAGGGGCTTAATTTTATATTTTTTATGAATTGATATAATTGATAAATGAACTCTATTTAAAGGATTTAATTCTCCATATTGAAAATCTATAAAATCCTTAATAAACCATTTTTGACCGTCATCAAATACCTGGATATGGTTGCCGAAAATTTTTATTGCATCATTAAAATCAATTTCACATCCGATTCTAATTTTAGCAACATCCTCATCTACTTGCCATATCCCAGCGTGATCGCAATCATCTAAAATATAAAACCAAAGGAGCTTGTAAGGTGCTTGTAAGCCTCTTATAAAGGGCTTATTCCATTTTGTTGTGTCAGTGAATCTTTTTGCCATAATTAAAAACCCTCATTTTCATATTTAATATTTGTATCCCAATATTCAAAAGACAATCCATATATATCTACATTATATAAATAAATATTTGCATTTATAAATAAATCATTAATAAAATAAATTTGTGGGTTTTTCTTTACCGAATAACCGATTAAAACAATTTCATAAGTAATTTCAAAGTTTTTAAATTTACCTCGTTTATATAAATATCTTTGAAGGCCTTTTAAATAACTTGATACTTGGCCAAAAGTATTTAAATCTAATTCTCTTTGTTTTAATTCATAAATAGTTATATGTAAAGCTGGAGTAAAATTACCTAAATGAGAATAATCGTATGATTTTTCAAATGTAATTAAATCGGCTCTACCATACCTACCTAAATTAACTTGGCTTTTCTTTTTACCATAAATTGGTAACCCTTTTTGATTTAACACCTCATTTGGTGTTGTTAGAATAATGTTTTCTAATTTTTTTTCAATAATATCCATAAAATAAAAAAAGAGCAATAACTTTCAAAGACTTTCGCGTGGGTTCAAGATTACCCAGTCTTTTACTTGCTATTGCTCTATTTAAAATTAGTTTCATCTTGATTTAGGACGCGAATCCTTTTGCAAATATAAAGTTTGTTTTGTAATTTCCAAATATTAATAGTATTTTCGCAATACTTTTTTCATATCTGACGGAATTAGGGGGCTATTGCCCCTTTTTTCTTTAATACAATACTATCTTTATAAGGCACAAATTTAGCAGACATCATTATTTCACCCTCCTCGCTGATCATTCCGTTGTTTGTTAAAGACAATCTATACGACTGTTTTGCAACATCTTGGATAGCTTTTAACCTGGCGGATAGTTCAACATACTCTGGGATGTGGTCATACTCATAACGACCACCCCCAGTTCTTACTTCAACCACATATCCATTGAACTCTTGCTTATTGTACTGATTTGCAGACTTTAGAAAATCTTCGTTTAAATCGCTTGAAATCTTATCGATGGTATCTTGTATCTGTTTAAGTGCGATAAGCAGTTCTAAAGGCTCTGAATAGCCTAAATTGACATCATTGTGCATCATTCTCAATTCAGACAATACACTTATAGGGGATATTTTCTTTTTTAGCATAGTTAGAATGGCAAATCTTCCCTATTGTCTTTAGATATCTTCTTTGCTTTTAAGTCAAATTTCTCGCCCAACATTTCAAAGTATGGGTTAACTCCAGATTCAACATAAGCTTCAAAGTATTTGGCGTGTTCAAATAAACTTTCAAACTTGATGTGTCCACTTACTACCAAATCAGTTACGCATTTAAGGACTGACATACGAGCAATCTTCTTATCTTTATCAGGATCGCTTGGTTTAGATGCGAAAGGCACGAAAGGTGCTTTAACTGGCTTAACTGTGTGAAACAATTTGCCATTGACATCTTTGCTTGTAATGTCGTAGGTTGATTCCTCACCCAATTTAAAAGAGGTTTGGTCTTTAGACTTTGAGTTGTAGTCTCCGACATCTCCGTTGCTAAATCCGATTTCAAATCTGTACATTGTTCCGTACTTTGATTCCCAAGTCCCACTGGCTTGGATGTGGTTTACTGTGCTTGTTTTTTCCATTTTGATTCTGTAATTAAAGTGTAATTCATTCTTGTTAAAATTTCGATTTTTTTCTCTTGGCTCATAGCATTGTGGCGAAAGTTAAACCTCCAACTTGCTATTGTGTTGTAATTAATGCCCATTGCGTCGGCTAACTCCTCATTGCTTTTAGCAAACACCTCACTCAAGGCCACTTGCATTGTTTGTTCTTCCATATTCTATTTGTTTGATAATAATGTCCCATTCAATCTCATCCAATAACACCATAAGCATCTTGTAAAGTGGCTCTGGGTTATCGCCAGAATACTCAACTATTTTGCCTCTGATGGCTTTGTATACATAAAGGTAAAGTGTTTGTGCATCAAAGCTTGGATTAGATAATAAAAATTGTTCGATGTTGATGATACCGTCAAGGTTCTCAATCATTTGGTAGGTAGGATAGTTACCAACCCCTAAATCTGTGTTGTATTTCATATTTGACATTGCGAATTTATATTTTATTTTGTAATTTTCCAAAACATACTTGGCGGATAGTTCATATTTTTCTTAATGGTTTTGTATTGGCCAAGGTATCCCCAAACCAATCCACCGTATTGCTTTTGTGAATAGATGATTGGGATGCCATTACGCATTCGCATCTCCTCAAACTTGTTGACGAATCGAGGACCATCACCAAACTCACTCCACCAAAATAAATAGTCGCCCTTTTTTAATTTCATAAACTCAATAACATCATCCTCGTTGTATTGCATTACTGTCGGCAAGTGTTCTGTGATTACCATAGGTTGATTTTTAAGATTGAATCCCCATACTTTTTTTGAGCAACCAACATACCCATAATGATTTCAAATTTGTAGTGCTTCTTTTGTTGCAAGGCCCACACGAATAGGTGTTCATAGTGCATCGAAATGGTAACCACATTACCAACGGCCTCAATAGGCAATCTTGTTTTGATTCGATAGAGTTGCTCAAATCTCTTGGCAAGTCTAAAAAGTTCTATTGTTTTCATATTGATGGCACAAAGGTAGTATTTCAAATTGTAAAAACAAAATAAATATGATAAAATTTTTTAAATGGCTGACAGTTGGAAGTGCATACCATCTTGTCTTAACCAAGTTCCACCCCAATCAAACCCAGCATCTGTGAAGCATTTGGCGAATGTCGGTGATAGTTTAGGTGTTTGATATAATCCGTTTTCAAAGGCATTTACATCGATAGCTAATCCCCAAGAATGCAAGCTCATAGTCGAAAGGCCTCGCTTTTTACGGATATTAAAGCAACCATCCCAGGTTTTAAGCTCTTTTACCGCTCCAGTATCAATAAGATTCTTAAAAGCCTTTTTAAGTGGCTCAACCATTAGCCTATTACAAAATATTCTTTTAGGGATTATACCAATTTCAAGTTCTGTTGGCACATCCCAAAGCGTCATACACTTGTTAGATGCTGACGGCTCACCGAATTTTGCTAAACACTGTTTACTTGATACCATCGACTTGAATAAAATTACTTAAAAATTTACCACAACCACCAATAATTGCACACCATCTCATCAACTCTGGATCATTCAAATTAAATGAAGCTACAAATATAGTCGCCCCAGCAATGGCATCCCCAAACATACGGACTTGCTTTTGTGTTGGGCTGAAATATGGTTTTAGTTTTATCTGCATCGTCCCTGGCCTCTATATTTTTTATCTGGCTTTGAGTTTTTACTATGAACGCCCTTATTGTTTTTTTTAGGCTTCACTTTGAACATCTTTAGTACATCTACCTTACTCCCCTTCTTTGCCATTGATGTTTTTAGTTTTGAAATAGTAATAACGAATAGCAAAGATACCCGATACGATAGCCACTAAACCCCAGAGAAATGAAACGATGGGTTGCACGCTTGTCATAAAGTGAGCAATGCCCCCAACAAAAGTGGTTGTTGTTAATGCGTCGGCTATGTTATCGTTGTTACTCATTTATCGGTGTCGGTGGAATTGGTGGGATATACTCAACAAAAGGGCAATCTAAAATCCACGCCCATTCTGAATTAGTTACGATTACGATGTCATCAGCTGACAAGAATGTGAACCAATCTGCGTTAATATCTTGCACACAGTTGAAGTATTGGTCAGGGGCGTACATTACGCCTTGAATTGAATCTTTTTGATTTATAGTTAATTTATATCCGTCCATAGTTTATACATTTCTTGAAAGTGAAGTTTGGAATTTATTTACTGCAATATATAAGTTGGCTGATTCCGTATCGCTAAAGCCATCACC